TTAGAAGGCAGTCAAAACCCATCCAAGTTCCGTGAGGAATGGGATAAGCAGACAGAAGGGAAATAGCTCAATGGGTACTGTTATCAAGGGCTGGAAAGTAATGCTCCTGACCAAGGAGGGGCATGATTCTGGAAAGGCACCAGAGCAGGTCGGCTGGCAACATACCAATGATCCGGACATTCGTGATGGGGTGTTGATTATTAAAAATGGAACTGACACCCACGGCGTACCGCTCAACATCATTCACGGCTTCAGCATCGAAGCTGTAAAGGCTGAATGACATTACAGAAGCTCTTCACCGAGGGGCTTCGATAATGATCTGTGTAACCCCGCAAGGATGGTGATCACATCTTGCTGACGGGTAAGCCGTAAGTGGCTAAGCACTTCTGAGAAGCAGGGCAACAGCTGCGACAAGGCAAAGAGGTAATCATGTCCGACATCTACCAAATCACGCTAACCACCCAAACAGGCGAAACCTTCACGGGCAAGATGTCACGACGTCAGCCTGAGCTGGTGAACGGATTTGTGCCGCTGGCGACCGAGACGGGCCAGTGGCTGTATTTCGCTCCTGCCGATGTAAAGCGCGTGGAGTTCACTCCAGTACCGGCAGAGGAAGAAACCAATGGCGACGTGCAGACTGTCAGTTGAAATCAAAAGCAGGTGGTGGGTTCCTGTCTACCTCAGGACGCTGACCGTGTTCTGCTTGATGATGCATTGCGAGCCTGATTACCAAAAGGTGAAAAACTTCCTCGTCAAGCATGGCATTAGCCAGAAGCTGAAGTATGAGCCTGTAAAGAGATAATGGAGTAACCAATGAGCAAACCAGATTGGGAGGCCATTGAATCGGCTTACCGGGCTGGTTCATTGTCAGTGAGGGCCATCGGTGAAAAGCATGGCGTTAACCACGCTACCATCCTGAAGAGAGCTAACAAAGAGGGATGGCAGCGCGACCTGACGGAAAAGGTCAGAGCGGCAACGAAAGCCAAGGTAACCAAGTCGGTAACCAAAGACGGTAACCAGTCACCAGTGGTTACTGATGAGCAGATTATTGACCAGGCATCCGATGAGGCGGCCGCTGTAGTCATGGCTCATCGAGAAAGCCTGGCGGCATGGCGCGGCATCACTAATAAGCTGCGCGACTTCCTCGAAGACGCAGAGATCACTGAAGACAATCACGCGTCAATGTCTCGTTCGATCACTGCCGGTGTTGATGCTCAAATCAAAGTGATAAACGCTGAGCGCAAGGCTTATAACCTCGACACCGAGGAAGGCAATAAGACGGTTGATGACCTGTCTAACCTGATGGATTCACTGTCTCAGGGGGCGTAATGAAACCTGAGCACATCAAGCTGCTGGCCGACAAAGACTGGCGGCTGAACAACCTTTACTGGATCACCGACAAAGAGGGAAAGCCTACACGGTTCAGGATGACACCTGAGCAGCGGGAATACTTCGAGGGGATCCACACCCGCAACATCATCCTGAAAGCACGTCAGCTCGGTTTCACAACTGAGGTGTGCATTATCCAGTTGGACGCGGCCCTGTTCGAGTCGGCGAAGTGCGCGCTGATTGCCCACACGCTGAATGACGCAAAGCGCCTGTTCCGTGAAAAGGTGAAGTACGCATACGACAAGCTGCCGGCAGAGATAAAGGCTGCCAACCCGGCGAGCAATGATTCGTCTGGCGAGCTCGTCTTTAAGAAGGGCGGCTCGCTATACGTCAGCACGTCGTTTCGTGGTGGTACGCTGCGCTACCTGCACGTTTCCGAGTTCGGGAAGATATGCGCCAAGTATCCGGATAAAGCCCGTGAAATCGTCACTGGTGCGTTTGAGGCGGTATCGACTGGATGCTTTGCTACTATCGAGAGCACAGCTGAGGGCCGGGCGGGTTACTTTTTCGATTACTGCCAGACGGCAGAAAAAGCACTGCTGCAGGGTAAGCCACTTTCCGCGCTGGACTGGAAGTTTTTCTTCTTCTCCTGGTGGAAGAATCCGCAGTACGCAATCGACCCGGTAGAGCCGCTACCGCAGCGCCTGGTTGATTACTTTGCTGAAATGGAAGCTAAGCACGGCGTTGTCGTTAACGAACGCCAGAAAGCCTGGTACTACGCCAAAGAGAAAACGCTCGGCGACGACATGAAGCGCGAATACCCGACCATTCCGGCCGAGGCGTTCCAGCAGTCTGTCGAGGGTGCCTACTACGCCAAGCAGTTCCGCTGGCTCTACACCAACAAGCGAATCGGGCAAATCCCTGATAACTCACACCTCCCGGTTCATACGTTCTGGGATATCGGCGTGGGCGACTCGACGGCGATATGGTTCGTTCGTGAGGTTGGCGAAGAGTTCCACATCATCGACTACTACGAAAACTCCGGCGAGGGGCTGAGGCACTACATGAAGGTGCTGAAAGACCGAGGCTATGAGTACGGCGAGCACTGGGGGCCGCACGACATCGAGAACCGCGAGTTCGGCGCTGATGCCAAATCGCGCAAAGAGCTCGCGCAGGAAGGCTATGAAATCGACGGCCAGGTTTACTCGATGGCGTTCAATGTTGTTCCGAAAACGGGTGTCGATACCGGCATTGAGTCGGTGCGTGAAATTCTCCCATCCTGTGTTTTCGATGAAGAGAAATGCGCTGAAGGCATTTCCCACCTTGAGGGCTATCGCAAGGAGTGGGATGACAAGCGCGGCTGCTGGAAAGATAAACCGCTTCATGACTTCACATCACACGGTGCTGACGGCTTCCGTTACTTTGCAGTAGCGAAGAACAACCACAAGCAGGTCGGCGCAGTATTCTTCTAAGGAGCTCATCAGTGAGTGAACAACAAAGCGAGGTTTCATTCCTCGTTAATGCCCTTGCTGATGCTATCGGGCGGCAGCGCATGCTGTACGCAGGCCAGCCGGGAAACACCAAACGCACGAAGTTGTGGGATGAGTTCGGCTATCCAAACAGTCTCGAGTTCGACCGCTACTATCGGGCCTACGAGCGCAACGCGGTGGCGTTTGCCGCAGTCCATAAGCTTCTTGATTCGTGCTGGGTTGATAACCCGACGATCATCGACGGCGACGACGGTAAGGAGTCAACCGAGACAACGGACTGGGAAAAGTCAGCCACTAAATTGCTGAAAAAGCACTGGCAGAAAATTAAGGATGCGGATCGCCGGAATCTCGTTGGCCGGTACTCGGCATTGCTCATTCAATTCCGCGATGGCAGAGAATGGCACGAGCCGGTAGACCGAGCGAAGGTTAAATCTCTGAGGAATATCGGTAACGGACCCATCGTTAAGCTGATCCCAGCGTGGGAATCACAGGTCAAGCCGGGTAACTTCGACACCGACACGCTATCAGAAACGTACGGCCAGCCAGTTTCGTACAACTTCAACGAGCAGCCCGTAGGCGATGATGGCACGTATGGCCCGGTGCGCGGCGTTACAGTGCACCCCGAGCGAATCATCATCCTCAGCGAAGGCTCTGAAGACGAAAACATGCTCTCTGGCGTGCCTTTCCTGCGAGCTGGGTACAATAAACTGCTCGACCTTGAAAAGGTATCGGGCGGCAGTGCCGAAGGGTTCCTTAAGAATGCCAGTCGCCAGCTTGGGATTGCGTTCGACAAAGAGACGAACATCGCCAACCTGACCAAGGCAGCCACAGACGCTGGCTACAAAGACCTTGGTGAAGCGCTTAACGACAAAGTCGCCAAGATGAACCGTGGAACTGATGCCGCCCTGGTTATGCAGGCCGGCACGCCGTCGGTGCTTTCCGTAGCCGCTGCTGACCCATCTCCTACATGGACAGTGGCCGCCAACGAGTTTGCATCTTCGATTCAATGCCCGTTCACCATTCTGTTCGGTCAGCAGACGGGGCGACTTGCTTCCGATGAGGACAAAACGGACTGGGCGAAACGCTGTAACGGCCGCCGCTGGGGATTCCAGTCAACGGTGATCGAGAGCGTGCTTGAGCGCTTATGGACGGTTGGTGTCATTGACCCGCCACCATCCGGAGAGGTCACGCTGGCATGGTCAGATCTGCTCGCGCCGAGCGAGAAAGAGAAGATTGCCAACATGCAGGCAATGGCCGCAGTGGCAAAAGATACCCAGCAGGCATACGGCACACCGGCAGTGGATGAAAACGAAATCCGCGCGGTGGGCGAGCTGGAGCCGCGCAAGATTGTCCAGCCCCCGAACCCTGATGTAAAGCAAACCGATAAGGATCCGCTGACTGATGATAATGACAGCGCAAACCAGAATCGGGACGCCAATCGTACCGCGCAATAAAGTTGACCCTACGCAGTCATCACGGCAGGTAAGCCGGATGTTCAATGATATCGAAGACCGGTATCTGAACATCAAGCGCCAACTCAAAGAGGTATTCGATCAGCGCCTTACCGGGCGGCAGCGTGAGACCAATGGCGAAAAGTCATGGATGTTGTGCAACAACGAAGGCGCGGAACCTTCGTTGTACCAGGTAAATGCTGGCAAGTTCATCTACGATATGACCGCCGCTGAGTTGGCCGACCTGCTGCAGGTTGTGCAGTCGATACTGGATGACGAGCTTCTTGATGGCGGCAGTCAGAATCTCTGGGCGATGGATTACGTCATTGCGGAGTATGACCGCGGCACGCTAAACGCCTTCACCAACCTGTCTGTGCAGTCGCAGGTGTACGCCAGCCAGACGACGTTACAGCAGCTGTTAAGCAGTCCCGGTCACCTTAATCAGGTGGCGGTGGCCAGGCTGACAACGTTCAGCGACTGGAAGGTTATCAGCGATACAGCCCGCGGCGACCTGACAGGCATCATCACTGATGCAGTAGCGCGCGGGGTGAATCCTCGCGAGACGGCCAGCGTCATTAGCAAGCGCCTCGATGTATCGATGTCGAAGGCCAAAACCATCGCCCAGACTGAGCAGGTCGGTACGCTGCGGCAGGCGCAATGGAACGAAACGGACTGGGCTGCTGACAGGCTGGGGCTGAATACCGGCCTGATGTGGCTGTCAGCACTCAAGCCAACCACTCGCAGCTGGCACGCCAGCCGTCACGGCAAGGTCTACACCACCGAAGAGGTGCGGGACTTCTACGCTGAAAACGGCAACCGGTACAACTGCTATTGCAGCCAGATTCCGGTGCTTCTCAACGACGACGGCAGCATTTTCAATGAAGGCCTGAAAGAAAAGTTGGCGAAAGAGCGCAAAGGTTGGAAAGGTTCTAAGTAGTGATATCATCATACTCACGAGAGAATGACATGCAGGTGAGTAATGAGCAGTGTAACTGCGGCAGAAGTAGGTTCTTTTTTTCTATCTCTGGTTGTGCCTGTTATCACAGGTGTTGTTGCGGCGGGATTCACAGCATATTTTGCCCTAACAAGATTCTACAGAGAGAAATGGTGGGAGAAAAAACATGCCGCTTATAACCAATTGATAGAAAAACTGTTTGAACTTAAAGACCTATACATCATTGCATCTGATATTACGGAGATGGAATTCGAAGCTCATAGAGGCGAACGAGACCCTCCAAAAGCTAAGGTTGATTGGCATAAACTGAATGAAGTGAGATCTCAAGTTCACAGACTTTATGTCCTATCACCTATCTCATTCAGTGGTAATGTCAGAGAGTTATTGGACAACCTTCTTACTCAAGATACTGAAAAAAATATCAGCATCTATGAAGAGGGATATCTTGAATTTATTGCTTATCACGAAATGTCAGGCGTCATACAGTCATCCATTGATGCAATAGTCGCAGATGCAAAGGAAGAGCTTAAGTTCAAATAAAATTAAATGAGGTCGCCACGGCGGCCTTTTTTATTGCCTGAAATCCACCAATGAGGACCCAGCATGAAACGCAACCGCGTTAACGTGCTGACCGTCGTCAACTCCGCTTCAAACATCACCACTGAAACCATCGACGGCAAGCCACATATCGTGGTTCGCGGCATCACGCCTGTGGTGGACGATATCGTGATGAACCGGAAGTTGTACCCGGCAGCAGAAATCGAAAAGGCCTACAACACGCTTGAGCGTAACCCGATGCCGCTGGGCCATCCGAAAGTTGACGGCAAGCATGTGTCGGCGCGCGATGTCCGGGCGGTAAACGAGTATCACGTAGGCGCATGGCTGCAGAACGTCAGCCACGAAGGTGGGAAGGTGATGGGTGATATGTACGTTAACCGCCAGTACGCCGAGTCCAGCGATAAGGGCAAGCGCCTTATTAACCGTCTGGATGAGATGCTGGCCGGTACCAACTCCGACCCGATCCACATCTCCACCGGCCTGTTGTATTCCGGCATCACCGCAAATGGCGAGTCGAAGGGCAAGAAGTACAACGAGATCGCCACAAACATGATGTTTGACCATGTGGCGGTGCTGCTTGATGAGCCTGGGGCCGGGACTCCGGAGGAGGGAGTGGGCATCTTCGTTAACTCTGAAGGTGATGAGCAACAGATTGAAGTTGCCCGTCTGGCTGACGGAATCGACTGCACCCGCGACGGCCTGATCAACAAGACCAAATTCTTCTTCACCAACGCCTCCAACTTCTCTTTCGACGACATCTCCCGAGCTATCAGCGACAAGCTGCGCGAGGGTGACGCCGAGGATAAGTGGCTTTGGCCCGAAACGGTGTGGCCGGACAGCTTCATCTACCGCAATGACACCAAATACCTGAAGCAGAAGTACCTCATCGATGATGACGGCAAAGCCGTGTTCGTCGGCGAACCTGTAGAAGTCGTGCGCAAACCCACTGAGTACGAGATTAAAACCAACGGAGAGAACGATCCGATGAAAGAACTGATTATCAATGCGCTGCAAGCCGCTGGTAAGCCGA